CACTGGTTGCAGAAGGGGCGGAAGCCGCAGATGGGCGTGTGCCTGCCAAGTCTAGCTTGGGCGTGTTGGTAGGCTCGTATAGTGAGCCAGTCAGTTTTTCCCTGAACAGGGCGGCCAACCCTTCGAAGCTGAACACATCGCCTTCAGTTAGTATGCGCACAGGGCGCGGCGTTGCGTACTTCTTCTTGAAGTTGGTGGTGTCAGGCACACGCAAGACACGGGCGGCATCAGCCGTCACTGTCATGTCGATAGCCAAACCTTCCTGTTTGCACAGGCGTTTGAAGTTCTCAGCCACGGGCTTCCAAGTATCGACAGGCACGGCTTGTAGAAGTGGCCAGTAGCAGTGCAAACCGCCGCCAGAACCAACGACATAAGGTGTGCCTAGGGCATCCATGCCTGTGTTACTTAAAAACGCACTGAGCGCTTGCGCTGCGTCCTTCTTCGATGCATACCCATCCATGTCAATAAACAAGGATTTCACGTACCGAGCGTTGGCCGCAGTTCGGTTGTCTTCATCGCCAAAGGTAGCCAAGGCAAAGTAGATGTCAAACTTACTGTCGTGCCAACGCTTGATGTGCGCAGGTGCGTCTTCCAGAGTCGCCGTGAAAACGTGCTCTTTCTTTGTGAGTTCTGCTACGCAGTACCGACCAAATTCTGGCGGCGGCAGAACAACCGCTAAAAACTCAAGCGGAGTCATTTGAATCCTTGCGGTTTAGAAGAGTTCGAGTTGGCGTGAGTCGGCTGTTGGTGGGCGCTCCATGATGGGGTAGCCCGCAATACGACTTAGCAATTCAAGTTGCCAGTTCTTTGGCAAGCCTTCTGGCTTGTGTACCAAGTCTTCGGCAAAGCGAATCAACTCTTGCGTGCTGAGGGATCGAGGTTGTATTCCGTACATATTTTTCTCCATGCCTCATCTGCTGTGCGTGAGGTCTTCATTATGTGAGTTAAGAATTCGACGCGGTCACGATAGGCCACAAACACTTCCGTGCCTGTGAACCAGTTGTAGACAGTCTGTCGAGAGACGCCAAGCGCATAGGCAATCTTCGTGACGGGGAAGTCAAGATGGATCGCCCAACGCCCAAGCTGGTTGCCCAGAGACTTGGGTGTCTTCGCTACTTCGTCAATGATTTTTTGTGAGTAAGCCATATTGTTGGGTGGGGGGATTCACGGCGTCAAGCGGGATAGACCCCCGCCACTTTCAGGAATTACCGCTATCCCCCCGATTCAATTACTCATCGTCCCAATCAGCAACGATGTCGGCCAGCTTGCCTTTCTTAGCTGGTACGGATTCGACCTTGGGTGCGGGTTTACGCACTTCGGGTTCTTCTTCAGCTTCCACCTCGACGGCTTTGGCTTTCTTGGGCTTGGTCGCTTTGACTTCGGCCATAGCTTGCTCTTCGTCTTCGTCAAGCATTGCGCCCATGGGGCGCTTACCTTCCAGAGCCAAAGGTGCAGGGGCGGCAACGCCATCAGCGGCGGCAGGGGTAGACGCTACGGCTTTCTCTGCGTCTTTGGACACGGCTTGCTCTTGCGCAATCGCGTACTCTGCATCAGTCAACCAACGCACAGGGGCGAAGATCAGCTTGGGTGACTCAGCCTTGGTGTCGAACTTCATACGAGTCACGATGGCATCCAAGTTAACAGGAGGGGTCTGAGCCGCCATGTAACGAGCGTATGCCTGTAGTGGGCGCTTCTCGCCTTCTTCCTTGCCGAAGATGGAAGTAGCTGGCAGGGTAACCTGCAACACATCGCCTTCGGGGTTGTTGGCCAAGACCACAGCCAAGCGCTGTTGGTAGCGGCAAGCACGGCTTTGACCATTGCCAGACCCAGCGATGTTCTGTGGGCAAGTAGAACAGCTTGAAGACTGCTTGTTACGCACGCCTGCATCGGGCTTGTCACCATCAGCAGAGGTGCAGTCAGGGGCGGCTGCAGCCGCGTCTTTGTCGTAAGAGCCTGCGTAGAAGATACGGCTGACCTTGGGGGCAGCTTTCACAACAATCACGTCCAAGTGGCGGTCTTCGATCGAGGCGATCTCCTTGCCACCAGACAGCAGACGGAACACACCGCCCTTGATTGAGACGCGCTTCATGCCTGCGCCGGTGCTTACACCGCCAGCCAAGGCCAAAGTAGTTGCGGACAGCTCTGCGTTCTTAGCGAAGGCAGGAACATTTGAGGGGTTGAACATTGCAATATTGCTCATTTTGATTTCCGATTAAGTAGGTTTGCGTACAGAGATATCGAACTCAGATGTGGAGTTCAGGCCGGGCGGTACGACCCCGGGGTTTTCTTCTAAGAACTGTGACATGTTGGATTGCGCAATGCGCTTCTCCAAAAGCTCGACGGCCTCGTGTGCCAGTACGAACTTCTTGAACTCATCCCAGTCCTGTGTGTAGTAGCGAGTCTTCACGGACATGACTGCCGTGCCCTCGGTAGTGCGAACTGATGTGACGCCCATCGCCTTCATCTGTTCCTTGATAGCGTTCTTGATCTCGTCCTGTTGCGCCTTGAGTACTTCAGTTTGCGTGTCGTACTCTTGGGTCAGTTCGGTCATCTTTGTGCGTAACTTGCGGTAAATTTTTACCAGCTTGTCTAGCGGTACTGCTTCTTCTTCCATAGCTTCTCCTGTTAATTATTTGTCTAAGGTTGGACAGTTTACACAGATTTTTACACGTTGCAACCCCCTTTCAAGATTTAATTTCAGTTTCAAACATGTCGGTCAAAAGTAAGTTGTCGCTAACTTTCCCTTCGAGCGCTTTAAACATCTTCTTCTCAATTGGGCTACTCTGAATGTGAATCACAGTAACTTTGTCTGAGTCTTGCCCCTTGCGGTCAGCACGCGCACAGCACTGGATGTACTGCTCAACAGACATGAGCGGCCCATAGAACACCACAGTATCAGCGGCTGTCAGCGTGATGCCATGCGCAGATGCCGCAGGTTGCATGACCAACACACGAGGATCAGACTCAGTCTGGAAGCGGTTGATCGTCTGCCCACGCTTGCTTGGTGAGATGTCCCCGTGGATGCACTCATTGACAATACCCTTCTTGGTGAGGTAGTTGCTGATGGTGTCGATGGTGCTTCGGAACAATGCGAAGATGATGACCTTGCGATCCGTCTCTTCAAGTATCTCCTCCAGTACAGACAAGCGAGGCGCTGAATCAAACTCCACAACTTCCCTGTCGTCTGTGTATGCCGCACCACAACTGATCTGCAACAGCTTGGATACGCCAGCGGCGGCATTGACTGCCGTGATGGTCTCGCCTGCGGCTTGCACCAGCATGCGCTCCTTAAGCATGTTGTAGTACTTGGCTTGCTGTGGTGTCAGCGGCACTTCTCGCGTCATAGTAATGACAGGCGGCAAGTCAAGGCACTGCGCTTTGGTAAAGCGAATGGCCGGCTGTAGTGCTTCGTGAACCTTGTCCTTGGCGTCAGCCTTGGCCGCCCACTTAAACATCGTCACCTTGTTCATGACTTGGTCGCGCCACGCTGTGAAGAACTTGGGCACGCCCTCGGGGTTGACTAGCTTAGCCAAGCCGTACGCATCCACAGGCGACTGCGACGCGGGGGTTCCAGTCATCATCCACAGGTATGTGTTGGGTGTCAAGATGGAGTTGAGTGATTTCCACCGGCGTGTGGTGATGGTTTTGTATGCGTTGGCTTCGTCCACAATCACAAGATCGAAGCGGCCATCGTTACGTATCTCGTCAGCAATAAGGTTCAAGCCCTCGTAGTTGGCGATCACGATCTCGTAGTCACGCTGGATCATCTCGATGCGGCGACTAGCCTGCGCATGGTGCGCGATAACGGCAGAGCGGTGAAGGATGCTGTTGTTGATGTCACCCATCCATGCGCTGTGCATGATCGACAAGGGGCACAGGATGAGAACCCTACGCACCTTACCTAGCTTCATCAAATAGTCAGCCGCCCAGAGTGCAGACAAAGTCTTGCCAGTGCCGGGCTCAGAGAACACGAATGCTCTCCTGTACATAGTCAAGAACGCTGCCGTCTCGATCTGGTGTTTCATGGGCTTGTAACGCCCCGGCCAGTCATAGCGCCTAGTGATAGGCGATGGTACGTTCTTAACACCTAGGTTACGCAAGACCCGCGCTTCATCAAGCCCCCAATACACAGCCACGTCGTAGCCACCATCCATGCGCTCGACAATCTTGTGTTTGGGTATGACTTTGTACTTGTGCGGGTTCCTTGTGCGTAAGACTAATGCTTTGTCTTCGATGATTTCCATTGCTTCTCCAAGCTGTTATTTTCCGTTGTCGCTCTGGTTGGCGCTCTTGTTACGGAGTCTGGTGTTGCCTGCTGTTGACTTACCTCCGGCACGCAAAGGTTTGATGTGGTCAATGTCTTTGCCTGATCTGTCGATGCCCTTCTTGTCGTAGGCTCTGCGGGCTTTCTGACGCTCGATCTGATCGGCTGTCTCGCCGGTTTTCTTTTGCAGTTTGTATGCGTGTTTGTAGTCACGCTTGCCGTTGGTCTGTGTCATTACTTTCTCCTAATGCTTAGGGTTGAACTCGCATCCGGTGACCTGACACCATCCGCATAGTGGGGTTTGATTGGGGTTCCATACATCGTTCTCGAAGCATGCTTCAAGACGCGCAGTACGCTCACGATACTTCCACCAAAACTGCTCGGCTTGGTCTCGTGTCATCTGCATCTTGACCATATCATCTTTGACAATGAACAGCAACGCAGAGTTGACCTTGCGGATGTGGGGGAAGTGCGCAAAGACCATGAGCGACATGAGCACAAGCTGATCCCTGTCGGGGTACTTGTTGTTGCCAGTCTTCCAGTCTCCCACCCACGCCGTAAGGTTGTCGTCATTAACGATCAGGATGTCAGCGATGCCTCGAACCCAAACGTCAGGGGACTTCCAGCCCGTAGGCTTTAAGTCCACAGTAAGCGCCATCTCGTACTCAGCCAGAGCCCTTCCGGGCTTATTCAGCATGGCGTCCACTACAGGCTGGAACTGCGCATACTCAGGCGGTATCGGCTTCTTGTCCCTGATGTAGAACTCGATGGCTTCATGCACCTGATTGCCGTACTTGGTGGCCTCAGTCTCTTGGAAGGGGTACTTCTTCAAGACCTTGACCTCGTGGTAGCGGCGCTGGCAACCCTCAAAGTCTTTGAGGGAAGAGTGTGACCATGCTGGTTTTTTC